TGCTGAGAATATCAAGAATGACCATAACTTTTTACGTTCTGCCACTGCTCCTGAAACAACAGACATTGCAGTTGCAACGAATACCATTTGGAAAAAGAAATCAGCATACATAGAATGTGTCTCTGGTTCATTCCATCCATACATAATGTCATAACCAAATAACAAGAATGCAATACTTGCTACTGCAAATAATGCTACGTTCTTAGTTAAAATTTCTGTGACATTTTTGGTTCGTACTGAACCTGCTTCAAGAGCAGTAAATCCTGCCGCCATCCACATAACCATTGCACCCGATATCAAAAAGAATACCGTGTTTAATGCATAGCCTAATTCGTTCATTTTTAGCCTCTCCTAAGTTATTTGTGTTAGTTCTACAAGGGTAGCACTAAGGTTAATTTCCGGGTCGCTTACTAGACTGTGGTTAACCAATCCGTTTCTAATTACAAGTATTGCACTATCTTGTTGATCATCGGTTTTACCCCATAATTCTAAGTTATCATACATCCAACGAAATAAATCTTCCATTTCATCAGGACGTACTTGAGTACATACTAATTTTCTTGCTTCACGTATTTTGCCTGCTTTAAACATGTCAACCATTTGCAATTTATAGTCAGCAGTTGCACCGTCGCTTTCTTGTGGTTTTTGCAATACGCCGTCGACTGTATTCATTTGAACTAAGTTCAAACATTTTCTTAAATCAGGGTATGTTGCTTTTACATAACTATCTAATGTGTCAATATCTATCTGCACATTTTCAGTAACTGCTACAGTTGCAACTCTTGCAGTAAACTCTGTCTTGTCTACTTTCTCAATATGAAAACCTTGACATCTTGAATGCAATGCTGGAATAACTCTGTTTGGATAATTACAAGTTAATATAAACCTTGCAGTACTTGCATATGTTTCCATAACACCACGCAATGCAGCCTGTCCGTTTGGACTTATATAATCTGCCTCATCAAGTAATACTATTTTAAATTTACCAAACGGCATAGTTTGTACAAAGCCTGTAATCTTATCACGAATAGTATCAACCGAGTTTTCTCTACTAGCATTAATCTCTAGTACATCATATTCATCAATATCTAATTCATTAATAAGGATTTTTGCTAGTGTAGTTTTACCTACACCAGGAGCACCACTAAAGAGCAAATGTGGAATTGCTCCTTCAGTTACCCAACCTTTTACTTGATTCTTTTGTGCCTCATCACGAAACACATAGTCATCGACTGTTTGTGGTCGATACTTCTCTGTCCAAAGTTCTTGCATTTATCTGCCTGATTGATTGTTTGTTTGTTTGTACTTTTATTATAGTACAGATTGACTGCAAAGTCAAGTACTATCGTTGGTAATATGCTTCTGGATTAACATCACCATAGTCAAGTGGTTTTTCATCACTTACTAGAAGAATACTTTTTTCTTCTACTTTCCAAAGTCTAATAAGGTCACCTTGATCGTTTTCTACGTCAAATGCTCTAGTCCAACGACCGTGCTCGATCATAATCCATTGTCCAACTGTTACATCGATCTGTGTAGGACCTACTGCATGTACTTTTCCCCAACGAGGACGAATACCGTGCGAAGTACCATCATCAGTTTTTAGAATAATTCCTCCAGCAGTTTTACGTTCGCTGAAATTAATATCACTTACAATTACTCCTTCTTTAATTGGTGTAATTTTATTAGCTCTAACAGGCGCAAAGTAACCTGGTTTATGATTTAATTGATCAAAATTTATTTGTTCTGACATATTATAGCCTTTTAACTCCCTTAGTTTGTCTTATTTTTTGTTTTTCACTTTGTACAAAAGGTACACTTACACTTTGAGTTGTTGCTAATGCATCTGCTAAGCCTCTTGTTGGCTCTGCTTGAGTTGTAATTTCACTAACAACTGGTTCTTCTACTTCGTTACTTCTAATAAAGTTACCATCTTCATCTTCAACCCATTCATTATCTTCCTCTTGTGCTTCTTTGGCAACAATCTTTGTATCTTCCATCATACCATCGGACTCATCGGATAGATCTTTTTCTACTTCCATCGGTTGTTCATCTGGTTGAATTGTTCTGTTTGTTTTGTCTTTATACGCCTGCTCAAGTGGCTGCTCGTCTGGAAGAACTTGATCTCTAACACTATAATGTTGTGCAATTACTTCTTCTCTAGTTTGGACAATTTGTCCACCGTTACCAATTCTATCTCCACGAGCATTGACATTCATATTGCCAACTGCTAGTACAGTTTCGTTTTTAAGTGCCAATGTATCCATATCAACCATTTTACCTGAAGCGGTTCTGTATGCTCTTTTACCTGCCATTTTTTTATCCTTTATATGCTACTATTATTTATCTTAGAAATTCTTCTACATCTAGATCATAGAACATGCTATTCACTTTATGTATACCAAGTTTATATAAAACAAAACTTGAAACACTACTGCCTCTGCCTAGTCCTATAACAACATTATGTTCTTTCATTGTATCAACGAAATACTTTAAAAACCTTAATAGATTAAGAAGTTCTCTTTCCTGGAATAACAATAGCTCTACCCCACATCTTTGCAGTTCTTCATCATTGTCGCATCGGTCTAGTATAACCTTTGCTATATCCAAGTCTTGGTATTCAGTAGGCATATTCCAAATACTTTGGTTAGCCTTATCAAATTCTTTCACACTTACTGATGGTTTTTCAATGCGACGAAGTGTAGGTGCTTCACTGTAAAGAGTTTTAACACTACTATTAAACTTATCAGGATCTAACACACTGAATTTACTTAAATCCATATCAGGATTTTTGTATAGTTCTTTGAATAGTCCAAGTTCGTCGTAATATACTAAACCATATTCATCAGTATTCATTTAGGGCCTTTATCTTTAGAAGCATCATAGCTACCCATTTGTCGTTCACTTCTCATCATTTGTTCATGTATCGCTTCATCTAAAAACAAGTGTATTTGATTAACTAATGCTTGATTACCGCCACTATAGAAAAATTTAATGCGACCGTGTAATGCATTAATCCTATCTGCTAGTTGATCGTCATTTAATTCACTTAATTTAATTTCTAACGGATGCGCCATTTGCTTTTCCTATCTTCTTCTGCTCTACGATAAAAACAGTAACCATTAAAGAAGTTCCAAATCCACATCATGCAAAAGCCTGCAAAGAGGCTAGCGAATAACTCTGAATATAAAAATATATTAAAGTTTAAAGTTAACCCTAAGGTACATAAACCAACTACTATATGATCTCTTGTTTTTAGCAATTATAAATCACCGTCTTTTCTGTTTTCACTATAATGTACATCAAACTCGCCACCTGGGTATCTTGACTTTAGTTTGTTTACATTCTCTGCAATTACATCATTTGGATCTAGCCCTAATGCTCGACAACTATTAACCCAATACCAAATAATATCGCCAAGTTCTCGTTTAGCATGAAAGATAGTATCATCATCAAGTGGTTTACCTTGAAACACACATTTTTTAACAATCTCTGCAAACTCGCCTCCTTCACTTGCAATGCCAATGGCTCCAGTTAGTAGTAATGCCATATTAACACCACTTTGTTTTTCTAATGTATCTAAAGTATCAGTTAATGCATCAGTACTGTTCGATGCTTCGCTGGTTACTTCTTTAACAAAATCTTTATATCTATTTAGGTCTACGTTGTCCAATAAATTACTCCTGTTTAAAATAGAAAAGCCTGTATACTTACTTTACAGTATACAGGCGTTCATTGGCAATGTCAAGAGTTTTTTTAACTATTTTTATTTTTCTTACCAAGTAGAAATTGCTACACGTTTCCAAACAGCAGTACTACCATCATAAGTGGCTGTGCATACATAGATGTAAGTAGCATCAATTGATACCATACCTTTTGTGTCGCCTGCAGATCCAATTGCAGCTGCAATTGTTCCAAATTTAACTGCTCCGGCAATTCCAGGAGCCTGTGCATATTCAACTGCAACTGTTACACCAGCGTCATCAGTTGTAAATTTTAGTAAGTATGTGCCTGCAACCGGAACTGTAATTACGTTAGCTAAAATACCTGGTACTGTGTTTATTCCTACTGTAACCGCAGCTGGTAATGTAATTGTATGTGCTGTATTTGCAACTGTGATACTAACTGCCATTTCCGCATGTTTTCCACTTGCAGGAAAGTTAGTAAATGCTAATGTTACACTTCCGCTTGTTGTTAGTGTTTGGTAATAACCATTTGCATAAGACAATGAAACCGAACCAGTTACTACACCTGCGGCATATTTAGACATTGCAAGTTGACTTAATTCTAAATTATAAATTAAGTTACCGTCCATGTCGTTATCTAGTGCAACACCAGTTAATCCAGCTTTCAGAATTGATTTTGTTTGCAAATCTTCTAATTCTGACTTTGCATAACCAAAATTAGTCTTTACGTTTGTGAAATTATCACGAAACCCTTGACTACTGTTATCTTGTCCAGCAACCGGATATGCTCCATCGATATTTGATGTGTTAATTGAACTTGCCATTTTGTTTTAAAACTCCAATAATATTATAATATATTTATCTCTAAGGTAGGTCTGTAATTACGTTTCTCGGAAACTTAACGTATTCATTTCCAGAATTCAGATCTGTCCTTGGTTTATCGCTATATGCGAAAAATTGTGTTGTATTTCCATCATATGTTGTTTCTTCTGTGCTTGATTGATAACTCGTATCGTCAAGCACAATAGTTGTTGCATTTGTTGGTGCAGTTACAAAAGTAACAGTATTACTCGATATGCTAAAAGATGTTCTAGCCTGGGCAATACCATTTATCGTTACATACACACTACGAGTATCAATTGGTATTGAATCAAGTGTAAATGCAGTTGTACTTCCGTCACCTGTGTATTCTTTATCATTATATCTATCATATGTTGTTTGAGGTCTTGTTAACCAACCCGGAGTTGGACTTGGAACGTATCCACTTGTACCTTGATTACCATTGATAAACATTGTATTCAATTGTGTAGTCGTAGGTTTTGCTATCATCTTAGCAAAATAATCATTATACAATTTAAATCCTAACGGATTATTTAATTGTATTCCCGACTGTGTTCTACACGAGTCTGCCCATTCCGGAGCCAGCGATCCGCCGGATATATATACCGAAATGTATTCCCACATGCCAAATGTTAGTAAGTATGAATACTCTTTTCCTAACAATGTTCTTTGCTCACTTGTTTCGTTTCCGTCTAAAGTAATGCTATAATAAGTTATATCAAAAATACCATTATCAACTGCTTCTTTCATTGCTATATAGAAAGCACTAGATGTACTTTGCACATTTAGATCGGTGTATGCATCTGAGTTTGTTGTTCCTCTTACACCGGCAATATGTAAGGTATGAAGTATATGCTCGAGTACTTCCGAGACACTGTCTATTGCGTCTGTACTTCCGTTTGGCAATTCCCAAATATAATCATTTGTTAGATAGGTATTTAAGAATGTTTGTAATCCAGTGTAATTATTAATTGCATCATCGTCGACTATACTTGGATTATAAGCACCCGGACTATGATAACCAATTCTTTGTGCAGTTGGATATCCTGCATGGAATGTTCCAGTGTCACCGTTTAATGCTAATATCATATTGTCCTGTAACTGTGTATTAATTCCATCGTAACCTGAGTTAGTTAATATTACATATACTTGAGCTACCTTTTTGAGAAACTCATCAGTATTTGCACTTGCTCCGCCTAATGCAGGAGAACCTACTATCTTAACTCCGTTTACGTCAATAATCCTATCATATGGAAGATACTCACTTGTTGGCAGTAGTTCTCCACTATTACGATTGGTTGGTGTAACAGTATTATAATTTTTACTAAAATAACCATCAATAGTATATCTATCAACGGTAAATTCAATTTTATTTAACTCAATACCTTTATTACTATTTAAATAATATAATACCTTGTTACCTGTGCCTGGTTGAAGGTATGCTATAACACATGCCGGAGTGTAACCTAAAACTGTTCCGTCTGCTTGCACACTAGTCATCCAACTTGGCAATGTTCTACTATCTGATAATCCAATTACATCTTGAACTCTTGATTGCATTGTACTTAATCTTGCAGGGAACAGTTTAGTAACATTTTGGTTATCAACTGTTATTGACCCATTCTCAATATGAGCGCCTTCGTCAACTGATATAGGATTGTTAATAGAGTTATATTGAATATATGTATTTGCTATCTGTGGAACACCATTGATTGCAACCGGATCGTTAACATCATCAATTTCAACATATACTATATCATAAATGTAATTACCTTGTTTATTTTGAGCTTTTGCTGATTTAAAGTTACCAAATCTTAAGTCAATACTATAATGATTTTGATATACTGCTTTAGCATAACTTGATAAAGTACTTGCAGTCATACCTGATAAAAATAACATTCTTGCCTGTCGTTGCTTGCCAAAGTAAATATCTGTCGGTCTGTAAAGATAACTATCAGGAATATCTTGATTATTATAAACCATTTGTTCCCAAACTGTTCTATCTCCAGCTTTTGGTAATAATTCAATATAAACATTCTCAAACGGAGTATTATAAAAATTATCAACTAATAATGTAAATGTTTTTGTATTAAATAATGTTCCAGTTGAATCTTTTGCTTTGACTGTAAATGTACACTTATTATCAATGGTTGTTTTTGTTACGTCAAGTCCTGTAGAACCGCCATCAAGCATAAAACCTTTAAAACTTGTTTGGCCTTGTAAGAGACCAGTTGATAATAATTGTAATCCTTGTGGTAATTTACTTGTACTACCTGATAATATTTCATAATATAATGCAGTACCGTTTGCACTAATTGCTTCTATATTAATTGTACTAATATCACCAGCATTAATCTTACCTAAGTCAGCTGGTGTTACCCATGTAATGGATAAGTTTTTATTACTTACTACATTTAACGTAAATTCTTTTGTGGCAAAATATTGATTTTCTGGGTCAGTAACTTTTTGTACTTTTACCGTAAACGTATATGTTTCCTGTGGCTTATTAACAAACGGTAATGAACCAAATATCCAACCTGTGTTTGTGTCTATAACTACTCCAGGAGGCAATGCTCCGGAGCTAATACTGTATGCTATTTCATCATCATTATAATCAACACCGTCAATTTTAAAATTAAAATTGTTGTCATGTAAATGACTACCTAAGTCTGATACACTATGTCTAATAACCGGACTGTATGCACTACTATTATCAGCAGTAATTGTACCTGAAAGGTCGGTTGTAACGTCGGTAACATCTGAGGCTAAATCAAATCCACCATACACAAAGAAACTAAATTCTTTAACAACATATGCTTTGCCATCAGTTACACGAGTAACAAAACTATAGTTTCTACTATAACTTGCAATACCAGCTCCACTATCATACAATACAGTATCATAAGGTGCTTGGTCAAAGTTACCATCTGCCGCTGCACCTTGTACAAGTGCTGGCTCAATGAACCCTCGAACATATCCATCTGTAGTTAGTTTAACACCAGGTGGTAAATCACCACTTAAAAATTCAAATGTGATTGTGTCGTTACTGTCGCTATCAGTTACTATAACTTGTTTATTAATATACTGGTAATCAATCCAACTACCTAAGTTTCCTGCAGTAGTAAAGACTGGAATATCTTGGCCTGTTACTGTTAATGAGAATGTCTTATCAGTAACAATATTATCTGAGCTTTTTGCACGAACTGTAAATCTATCAGTTACGTCTTGACTTACTTCAAACGGTACACCTTTTACTATTTTTTTTGGTTGACCAAAAAGAGAACCATTAGTTCCAAGCTCAATTCCATCAGGTAACCTACCGGAGACAATGCTATATACTATAGTATCACCATTGGAATCTCGTGCATCAAGAGCAAATTGATAAAATGAATTCTCTTGGATAACACCCAAGTTACTATTTGTTGTGTACCATAAAGGTGCGGCCATGAATTTTCCTTTTACTTACACTAGTATTTACCTAGTATTACCAAGTATCTGCAGACCAAGCAACTCGTTTCCAAATATTTGTAGAACCATCATGTGTTGCAGTACAGTAATAAAAATGAGTTGCGTTTTGTGCTATTCTACCTACTACATCTCCAGCTTGTCCAGCACTTGATGTTGGCACTGCTACACTAATATCATCAATACTATCCGGTGAATCAGTAATTCCATAACCTGCTATTGTAGTTGCCGCAAGTGCTAGTGTACCTGTACCACTTGGTATAGTATGTGTATTAATAGTTGTTAAACCAGTTAAATCTGCATCTAAACTAAAACTTAATGCAAAGGCTGATGCCGCTACATTAATTTGATTTGTTGTGCCTGTTGCCGTTAATGTTTCACTTGCAAATGTTACACTACCTGTTCCTGTGTTACCAGCAGTATTAATACTTGTTGCACCACCTGTTGCATCTGCAGCCCAGGCGTAATCACTTCCGTTCCAACTTAGTACTTGTCCACTTGTTGCACTACTTGTGTTTAAATGTGCGTCAACGTCTGTGTTTGCATAACCATCTGTAATGCCATAACCAGTAATAGTAGTTGGCTTACTAGTTAAACTAGCAAAGGTCTGAGCCGGTACACTTTGTAAGGCACTGTCTGCTAATGCACCTTGTGCTGAACTTGCAGCATCTGTAATTCCATAACCTGCTACTGTTGTTGGCTTACTTGTTAATGAAGCAAATGCTCCATCAAAGTGTGCCGAGGTTAACGAGAATTCTGTGCCTGTTAATGTTAACCCAGTGCCTGCTGTATATGTTGTGTCACTATCAGTTGATGTAACCCATGCGTAATCAGTACCTGTCCATTTTAATAGTTGGTTAGCAGTTGCGCCACTTACATTTATATGTGCATCTACATCAGTATTTGCATAACTGTCAGTAATTCCATACCCTGCCACTGTTGTTGGCTTACTAGTTAAACTAGCAAATGTTTGGGCTGGTACACTTGTTAAGTATGATTGTAAATCACTAATTTGACTTTCAGTAACACTTAAAGCAGCTTGGTGTGATGTAACATCACTTTCTGTTACTGTATAGCTTGTTAAGTATGTTGATAAATCTGGTGGAGTAAATGTAAATGCTCCTGTACCACTGTTATAAGCCAATGTTGAACTTCCGGCTGCTGCAACGGTAACACTTAAATCAGTAAGTGCAATAGCACCAGTAATATCACTTAATAATGCTACTGTACCATCTTCATCTTTAAATGTAATTGTTCTGTCAGCAGTTGGATCCGTAACAGTTAACGTTGTTTCAAAATCATCTGGAGTGGCACCTTCAAATGTTAATTGATTTTGCACTATAACATCAGTTGTTTCTAATGTAGTTGTTGTACCTTGTACAGTTAATGTTCCTGTGACTAATAAGTTACCAACTTCGGCACTTGTTGTTGCAGTAATTGTATCACCAACAATAGTTGTACTGTTAATATTATTTGTTATAGTAGTACCACTATCTATTGTTCCAGTAAAGTTTCCGGTAACAGTTCCAGTAACATCAAGGTTAGTGTAGTAACCGTGTGTCCAGCGATTAGAAGTTGAACCAATTGTGTTACTACCATATGGTTCAATGTTAGAACCTACTCGTGCAACATAAGTTATAATATCACTAGATGCATTACCAAAAATTATATTTCCGTTCAAGGTAGTATTACCGGCTACAACTAAGTTTCCACTTATTGCAACATTACCTGTTACGTCAAGTGCTTGGGCTGGAGCATTGTTAAGTATACCTACTCTACCTGTACTTGCATCAACAAATAATACATTATCAATTGAATTACCATGTACAGTAAGATCAAAGTTTCCTTTGTTAAAATTAAATACTGTTTGTTTAGTTGTTTTTATATCGCCTGCAGGAGATAATATTAAATCACCAGTACTCGAAATAGTATATTCAGTAAAGTCTAATTCACTGTTAACTGATGTCTTTTCCCAAACGTTTTCAAAGTTTGTGTTTACTTTTACAAAAGCATCTCTTAATAGGTCTCCAGTGCCGTCGTCTACAGTGGATCCTGTTTTTATAACTTGTCTTGTGGCCATTTGCCTATGCTCCTATTACCAAGTTGCTATTGCTACACGTTTCCAGATACTAGTGCTACCATCAGCAGCAGCAGTTGAATAATATATATAATTTGCGTCAACTGCTACGTCACCTGCTAAATCACTTCCAGTGATTGTAGCAACATTCATTGTAAAAGCTGCTGCTCCGCCACTTCCTAATGCACTATCGGCAACCGTAATTACATCACCAATTGCATGACCATATCCTTCTGTAACAACTACAACACTTGTAACTGCACCAGTTCCATCAACAACAATGTCAAACGTTCCTACTGTACCTGAGCCACCACTTGTACCGGCTACGCCAGTGTATGTAGCTGCTGTTCTTAAAGCATCTGCCGCACCTAGTGTACCCATTGTTAAATGTCCAGCGAAATCACCAGCAGCAGTTGCTGGCGTATAAGTTGTAGCAATGTTAAGTCTGTCGCCTGTTACTTTAATTCCTTGAGCATACATAAGAGCCCATGCAAAGTTGGTTTCACCTAAATTTCTAGTATTTGGTGCTTCGGGAACTAAATGACCTGTAACTCGAACTTCACCGCCAGTTGGTACCAGTTCAATATCAAGGTTAGCCTGAAACTTAAGGTTGTTAGCCGTTGTTGTAACAACACTAGTTGTACCATTTACAACCAAGTCGCCCATTGTAACAGTTGTGCCATCATCTACAATTGAACTTGCAATTATGTTACCGCTTGCATCAAACTTATTAACTGCATTGTCTGTATGATCTGTTAACGTTAAACTTGTACCTGTTGCAATAACAACATCACCAGTACCGTTTGCGGCTAAGTTAATATTTCCGTTTGTATCTGTTGAGCTAATCGTGTTAGCTGAAAGAAGTAGGTTGTTAGCGGCTAAATCAGCTCCACCTAGTTCTGTATAAACTTCTAGGAAGTTATCATTGATTTTATCGAATGCCGTTCGCAACGGATCCCCTGATCCATCATTAGTGTCACTACCTATGTTAATTTTTTGTTTTGCCATTTAAAATTCTCCTGCAAATATTCTTAGTTATATGTTATTTATCATAGTGATCATCTAGCCAAATGCTAACTAAAGATAAATAA